GAATTGGGAGACATGGGTTGTAAACCTGTACCTAACCAACGACTATGACTTGTACAAGCTAGTCTGTGAGTTCGCAGACACCCACAATGGAGAAGCCACGGAAGAACAATGGTATAGGTTCACGCTCGGCCTCTTGAACCTGAAGACAATGGAGCGTGAGCCGATCCGATCCGATAAGGTGAACTGGGAAGAACTAGCCAAAAACCTAAACAGCTACTATGAGGGCGAATAAAATGGAAACCATAACACAAGAACGAATCGAGGAACTAGCCGAAAAAATCGGCAACGTAATCGACCTAAACGAAGAATACGAAACCACACACGACGATGCTGGCGCCAACTACGCCCATATGATACGTGAGGGCGACTGGCAGTACTACAACGGCACGGAACGCTTGCTACAGTATTGCGAACTCCACGACATCCCCACTAACCCAAAAGCTGTGGAGGCAATGGAAGAATATTGTTTAGACTGGAGCGACTGTAAACCGCACGACGGCTATGGCCGCGCATGTTCTGAGCTAGAATTCGAAGTGGCCACCTTTGAAGTCGGGGAGATTGAAGTATGTCTTAACATATTCGACATGACCAAGTGGGCAGACTGCACGGAAGAAGAAGCAGAAGCCGCCCTCGAGTACATGAAAGACGAGCGCGATTACTGCTTATCAAACAGTTTCGGCAATTGGTACGCCTATGTCCTCACGGATGCCTACTGGGTATTTTTCGTGGACCTTGCAACCCTACGCGAAATCGCCAACGACAACCCAGAGGAGGACGATCAGTGACCAAGCAACACAACAAGCACAAACGAGGCTCACACCTCACCACTACGCCAACACAACAAACACTCACCCTATGGCAACTCACCGCGACCGTCGCTTGCCTGGCAACTTTCATCGCCATGGTTGCCGGCGCTTTTGGACTAGCTTATATCTCAATACTCACCCTCGGAGAATAAGCAGTGCGAACTTACATTAACTAACACCAACCCACAACCCACTACCCTATCGCCCCAACGGCTCGGCCTGCGGGGCTTTTTCGTGCCTAGCGATAGACGCCACCAAACTTGCCAGCTTGTCGATCTGTGCCACTGCGCTCGGGCGTCCAGGCTGAAACCCGCCGAACCAGCTTGTCGATGCCTGCCATTGCACTCTATCCCACGTCGCATAATAGAGGGTATGTAGAATAGCGCAAAACCAGCGTTATTCATGCAAAATTGCACAGCTTTACATTTCTGCTTTTCTTCGTCTTCTAAAGAAGGAGTCGCTTCGCTCCGTACTGATGCTACGCTCCCCCTGGAGGGGTCGCTTCGCTCAGTAACCTATCTTATGGTGTTTAAAAACTTGGGGTGAAAAGTTGGGTGTTTGTGGTGGGGTGTGCCTGCCGGTGTTGTGGTTATGGCCTTTCGGCCAAGCCTACTATTTCGTTCGTGCGGCTAGATGGCTGTCGCACATCGTCGCCTTGCTCACTGCATAGATCCATGTGGGTGTATCGCTACGCGTAACGTGTTTTTGGTGTTTTGTCAAGTTTTGTTTTGTGATTGAGTAGGTATTTTGCGGAAAAAGTGGATTTGTGGGTTGACGGGGGTTGATGGTGTTGGGTATAGTGGATGTAGTGTTTATTTGGTCGAAGTACAGGAGTTGTTGGTGATGGCCAAGCGTTTGACAGAGAAACAGCAGAAGTTTGCGGAGTTGGTTGCGTCGGGTGAGACGAATATTGCGGCGTGGGAGAAGGCGGGGTACACGATGAACATGAAGCGTGATACTCTGATAAGTAAGGCGGCGGCGTTGGGTAAGAAGCCGTGGATTGCGGATGAGGTGAAGCGTTTGCGGCCACCGAAGCCGTTGCCGAAGTTTAGTCACATTGCGAATCCAAAAGAGATTATGGCGATGTACACGAAGATAATTCGTGATCCTACGGCGACGGCGAAGGAGAAGATGGAGGCGGCTGAGAAGTTGGCGAAGTTGCAGGGTTTGCACGGTAACGTGGTGGATGAGGAGCGTAGCAAGGAGTGGATGCATTTGATGCCTGGTAGTTACGAGTTTGGCTGTATGGTGAATATGGCGTTGCAGGCGAAGATGGAGAAGCGCCGAAAGGAACAATTGGCTATCGTGGAGCAGGATTAGGGTGCTGGCTCGCCAGCCGCCCACGGGGCTAGAGATTTGGGTGCTGTCGGTTACGCTGGTCAGCATTTGCGTGATTTTGTTTATTTATTGGAAGATGACGGGAGATGATGAATGAGCGTACAGCACCTATTGGTAATGAGCGATACGCATGTTGGTAGCACCTTGGCGGTGATGAGGCCGGGGTATGTTGACATGGAGGGGGAGAAGCACGAAGGGAACAAGCTCCAGCGTTGGCTGTGGGATATGTGGCGTCGAATGGAGGATGACGTTGCGGCGGCGATAAATGGCGAGGAGTTTGCGATCCTGCACAATGGCGATGTGATTGAGGGGATGCACCACCGGACGACGCAGGTGGTTACGGCAGACCCGGCAGATCAGCCGTTGATGGCCTTGGAGGTTTTAGATCCGTTGTTTGAGGATGCCGACAAGGCGTTTATGGTTGAGGGTACGGAGTGCCACACGAAGAATACGGAGCATTCGATAGCGAGGCGGTTGGGTTGTACGCCGGATCCGCAGACGAACAAGTTTGCTTGGCCGCATTTGACGATTGAGATAAACGGCACGCTGATTAGCGCGGCTCACCATGTTGGCACGACGAGCAAGCCGTACTTGGAGACGAGCCAGTACGCGCCGGTGCTGAATAGCGAGAGGCTTTGGGCGGCACGGCAGGGTGAGCGTATGCCCGACCACATCTTTCGGGCGCACAGGCATGTCTACGGCCATTGGGAGGATGATTGCGGGGCGATGACGATTACGCCTGCGTGGCAGGGTTTGACGCGCTTTGGGCGCAAGGTCGTGGCTGGTGCGCGAGTTACCTGTGGCGTGGTTTTGCTTAGTTGGGATGATGAGGGCGATTACTGCACGCGCAAGTTCCTTTACAAGCTACGGACGGCAGAAGGAGAGGTTTTGAAGGTATGAGCGACATTAATATGCGCCGATTGGTGTTCAAGGAGGAGAAATGAGCAAGGAGGACGAGGGCGTGGAGTTCACGATTGATGAACTGGAACAAATTATTGAAAATGGCACCGAGCCACTAAGGAAGCATTGGACAGATCGCGAAAATGCGATAATCTACAAGTACTACGGCAGGGTTCCCACCATAGAGTTGGCGAAGCACCTACCACGCCGAAATGCAAACTCCATTCGCCTTCGGGCGCAGAGTCTAGGGGTTTCCTTCCAACGGTGATGGTCACGGCGCTAATGTTGGTGGGATTGGGTATTGGCTACCTAATTGGGAGGGAACACCAACGTATTTTGTTCAACGACGACCTACAAGAAGTTTACCGTAGGATTCGGGCGAAGACCGGACTCTACACAAGCAGAACGCCCGATGGGGCAGAATACAAGAAAGAGGAGCAGTGATGGAAATCACAGGCAAAGTAGTACGGGTGGGTAGCACCATCCAGGTAAGCGACCGCTTCAAGAAGCGAGAATTGGTTATTGAGTACGCCAAGAACCCCGAGTACCCCGAATACGTGCCGATTGAATTCGTGCAGGACGCCGTTACAAAATTGGATGCCTTGAAGGTCGGCCAAGAAGTCACCGTCAACATTGACGTCGGTGGCCGCAAGTGGGTCAGCCCCAAAGGAGAGACCAAGTACTTTGTCAGCGTCAAAGGTTGGCGCGTGCAGGTCGAAGGCGGCCAAGCGACGATGCCGCCCGTCGAGGTTCCGGTTGAAGAAGAAGTGCCGTTCTAGTGGATTGGAAGCCCGAAGACATTGAACCGTTCGCGACCCCATCGACCGCCGCATCCATTATTTGGAAGCAGACGCCGTATAGGTGGCAAACCCACCCAATGGATGACCTTATGGTGGATGGTAATCGCGTTGCGGTTGCCACCTGCAATGCTTCGGGCAAGACCTCTTGGCTGACGGCGCGGGGGTGCTTGTGGTATATGATGGCCTTCCCTAAATGTCGCGTCATTACTACAAGCGCCTCCGCACGACAGGTACAGCAACAGCTTTACCCCAACCTTAGATCGTGCATAGGAATGTTGCCAAATGCCAAAGAATGGAAGATTCGCGATAACAACATGTTCTACGTGTATGCTCCCAACGGATCAAAGTTGGAAAGTTTCGCTACCAACGATGCAGGGCGAGCAGAGGGCTATCATATCCCAGACATACCAGAGGGAATCCATAATAGAGAGAAGATTTCGGATGAGTGGTGGGCTTACCTCAAGGAACACGGAATTGAAGATGTGGAAGACCAAGGGCGCTTACTTTTGGTTATCGATGAGGCTAAGTCAGTAGAAGAAGACATTTTCCAAGCCTTCGAGCGTTGCCGTGGTAGCAACTGGTTGGTGGTTAGCACGCCGAGCCTTGACCCGTCTGGGCCGTTCTACGAGTGTTTCACGCGCACCAAGGACAAGTTCAAGTGCAAGCTGACGGGAAAGTACAACCTGTATGGCGGGTTTGAGGAATACGGCATCATCGACTACAAGGTTTGCCCCCACTTGTCAGAGGATAAGAACGAGCTACGGAACATTCAGCTTGATTTGAAGACTCGCGGCGAGGGGGATGCGTTTGTGCAGTCGATGCACCTTGGCAGGTTCCCCAAGGTCGGCGCAAACATGGTTTTCGACATGACGGCGGTGGATCACTGCATGTCTGGGTTGGTGGCCAAGATTGGCCGCGACCGCGCCTTCTGCTGTGACTTCTCTGGTGGAGGTGATGCCCAACCGTTTGGCATCCGCGAGGGCAATCAATCGTGGATCGCAAAGTCATGGCACGAAGGCGATGCGGTTGCCCTGGCTGAAAACATCGTGGCTGAGTTGCGGCGACAGGGATACAACCCCGAGTACGATGAATTCATTGGCGATAACGGCGGCATCGGTGAGGCGTGTAACGACATTTTAGAGAGCAAGGGAATCTTCGTTACGCGATTCGACTTCCGGGGCGAGGTGAAGGATAAGCGCATGTACGCCAATGTTCGCGCCGAGGGCTACTTTGAATTGGCGCGGCGGGTCAAGCTCGGGGAGATCATCCTGCCTAACAGCCAAAGCCTGCGGGAGCAGTTATCGTGGCACAAATACGAGCCAAACGACGATACTCGTCAAATCAAGTTGACAAGCAAGAAAAAAATGCCACATTCACCGGATGAGGCAGATGTTATAATGATGCTGTACTACAATTGGCACCCGCCAACGGAGGTAAGCAACCCGATGCAGGCAGAACTGAGTGCGTGCCGTGGAATGATCGGCAGAACGCCACAGAGCAAGTGGCACGATCCAAGCAGAAGCGAGGGAATCCTTTTTTAGATTTGCGGGGAGGTCAAGTGACCAGCCGGGTTCATACCCCGTGCCAGCCGAGAGCGTTACCGGCCCCGCTACCAATCTCTCCCCACCCCGACCCCCGTCACAGTAAGTCCACCCTAACCCAAGGTGGCGGTGGCGGGGGTTTTTTACATTTTACGTAAAGTGCGTGACAAAACTTGCACACCGATGGGTTGGCGCATAATTATTGTTCAATATAATGGACGGGATTCCAAGATAACGGAAAATACATTCCACGATGGCAGAATATTCTGAGGGTAAGGGCAAAACAGGTAACGAGCTTTACGACTGTTGCCGCGATGACCTGCAAAACATCCGCGATTGGAGAGACAAACAGGAACGCTATGTTCGCCACCGACTAGGCGAGCGCAAGCGCAGTGTCCTCTACCCCGGTGCTCCCAATTTTGTTGAGCCGATAATCGACAACAACATCCGCGACAATGTTGCGCAAGGTCTAGGCGTCATGTTCGCCAACCGACAACTTGCCTCGTTTGTCCCGATGAGTTCAGAAGCGGCAAGCCTTAAGCGTGAGGCCGAGATGGGCTTCGACACGCTTCTGCGGATGATGATTGAGTTCAAGCGCAATATCGAACATGCGCAGGACAACAAGTTTGAGCGCGGGTTTGCAGTCGTCAAAGTTGTAGGCAATCACACGGCCTACAAGCGGTACACAGGTATTGATGAGCCGATCCCCGATATTGAGGTGGTTGATCCCTTCAATATCCTAGTGCCGAACGGCACCCGCCACCTTCAAGACGCAGAGCGCGTTTGCCAAATGCACCGTTACAGTGTGCGCCAGTTTGAGCAGTTGGCAGAAGATCGTGGTTGGGAAAATTCTAAGGAAGTGTTGCGGCTTGCCAAAGAGAAAAGTTCAGCCGAACAAGAGTCGGGATACGACAATAGCGTTGGTTACACGCCGCACATTTCTTTGGATGAAAGCGAAGATAGTGTCGAGTACGTACCCGTTTGGGAAGTGTATCACTACCAAGGGCAGAAGAAATACAGAACGCTTTTCAGCCCCACCGCGCCCAAGCTCATTTTGGAGCAACGGGCGTGGGTGTGGTTGGATGACGGAAGCGACCGTCCTTGGCCTTATGTCCAATTTCGCAACGAGAACCGCCGTTTGGAGTTCTATGACACTCGCGGCCTGTGCGAATTGCTGATTGACAACCAAAAGATCGCCAACGCCATGCAGAACGCCAAGGGCATCCAACTGGACTTCTACACGAAGCCGATGCTCAAGGGTGGTCGCGGCAAGGCGCAGAACATCAAGTGGATTCCGGGCGAAAGCCTCCCGGATGGCGTCGAGCCAGTGCAGATGCCTCGCGTCGATCAGATCTTTGACTACAGCACCAGCAACGAGTACAGCAAGGCGCAACGCCGCAGTGGCTCCGCGCAGGGGGGCTTTAGCGACAGCAGGGGTGGTGGCGACAAGACTGCAACACAGGTGAATGCCGAGCAGTTAGCGCGGCAACGGCTCACCAATGTTAGCGTCATGCGCGACACCGAGCCGCTTACCCAACTTTACAGTATGATGTGGGAGTTCCTGCGCCACAATCCCGTGCCGCTACCTATCGTAAGCGAGTCGGGTCAATACCAAGCCCAATTGTCGGAAGTGGTCTTTGCCATGCCGTTTCGGGTCTTGGCGGCAGGCTCCAACCAACACGTCAACCCAGACTTTGTTCTTCAGCAATTGATGACGCTGGGGCCGATGCTGATGCAGATTCCATTCGTTCGCCAAGAACGATTGGCGGCGATCATGGTCGATCAGTTGAATCCGCAGTTGACTAACGAGCTAGTTCACGACCCCGAACAGCCAGGTCAAGCCCCGCCGCCGCTTACGATGCAGATGCAACAGATGCAGGAAGGCGCACAGCAAATGGGGCAGGTGGTTCAACAGAACTACGAGCAGATTGGCAACTTGACCGAATATGTCGGTCAACAGGCGCAAGCCGAAATAGAGCAAGGAGAAGGCGAGGATGTTTAGTTGGTTGAGAAAGTGCTTTCCGGGGTCAAAGACCGCAAGGACAGAGATTATTACGGAGATGCCTTCTTGGTCGGTTGCTGATGCAAATCAGTTGCACGCCTTCCTTGAGTCCAGAGCCGGTCAAAAAATGATGAATCGGATGAAGCACACAGTCACGGCCATGTGCCTTGACCCGCGCCATTTTGACGAGCAAATGTCTGCTGATCGCCGCGCACTGGCGTTGGTAATCAATGGCATCGAGCATCTTGCTGACGACGAATATTGGAAGTACCGCGACAGGGAATACCTTGAGCGAGTTTATAGCGTCAGCGAATTTGATCCCTCCTCGCTTGGTGAGGATGAGGACGACGAATTTCTAGCGGAGTAACAAGTGTCCCGCGCACTAAACCCAAATGGTCAATCCACTACCGACCAAAAAAAGGTGTGAGTAACATGCAGGAAGAAACCGAAATCGAACAACCCGAAGAAGTGGAGGCTGATGCCCCCGTCGAAACCACTGAACTCGACAACGAGTTACAGGACAGCCTTGATCGTTGGCAGGAACAGCTTGAAGCTGAAGACCTAGAGCGAGATAAGCAGTTTGACGAGGCAGTTGCCGAAACCGACGACGAGCCAGAGGCAGAACTTGAACCGGCTGTGGAAACGAGTGACCAGCCCACCGAAGTTGAAGCCGAGGCAACGCCACAACCCCAAGACGACGAGCCATCCGAAGGCATTCGCGCCCTGCGTGAAGCCAACAAGGACAAGGCAAAGCGTTTGAAGGAGCTTGAGGCGCGGTTGGCCGAGCTTGAGGAATCAACCAAGCAAAAACCCGAGCCACCCGACGAGTTGGCGCGTATTGAGCAGAAGTACAGCACTGAAGACATGCTGACCTTCTTGGCGCGTTACGAGGCAGGGGAAGCCGAGGGAGACGAATCACAGTTGCGCGAGTTGCGCAATCTAGCCATCCAAGCTCTTGAGCGAAAGGATAGCGGTGAAATCTATGACGTAATGCGTGCGGCACAGGCCAATCGCTTTGGCGGCTTGAGCCGTGACGTCGAAGATGCCGCCACCCAAGCCTTGACCCGAGCCATCGCCGCAGAAAAGCGGAATGCTGGTACGGTGCAGGCACAACGCGATTGGCAAGAGCAACGAAACGCTTCACTTGGATCGCTCAAGGAAGTGGAGGGCTTGATTGACGACAAGGGCAACTTCAATGACGAGTCTGAATTTGGCAAGTCTTACATCACCGCTGGACAAGAACTGGCGCAAATCATCCCCAATTTCAAAGATCTTGCGGATGCGCCAAGCCATGTCCTTCGTTACACTCAATTGCTCCAGAAAGAATCCCAGTATGAAAAGCTGGCACAGGAAAATGCGGAGCTACGGAAACGGCTAGGACGCGCCAATGCGCCAATCCCTGCCGGTGAGGCTACGACTACCCGTCGAGCTACCCGTAGTGCCGAAGATGAACTCCTTGCCGCCTTTACTGCCGCTGGGGTCACTGGGGCATAATAATCCACAGGAGTAGCCACAATGGCCGCAGAAAACTTGACCTCTGGAATTAGCGGTTCCGTACAGGTCTATTTTGAAAAGAAGTGGATGGATCAAGCACGTCGTAGCTATGAGACGCCTTTGGCGAACTCAAAGCTCGGCATGAAGGCATCCATTCCGAAGCACGGCGGTGCTTACGCTGAGTTCCGCAAGTTTGATGATTACACGATTCCGTCCGAGTCGGCTGATGACGCACCGAAGTACTTCGCTGAGTCTGACGGCGATCCGGGTTCGGGTCAGACCGAAACCGCCACCATCATCCAAGTTCCCTTGGCTGAGTTGCGCGACTATGTTTCCTTGGGCAACATGGTTCGTTCGGTTGATCCGATTGACGTCGTAAAGGCTTCCTACGCGAAGTTTGAGACGCAGATTCGTCGTTGGGTACATCGCCACGTCAACGAAGCCTTCGTGAACGGCGTTGCCGACACGAACTCGTACACTGGCGGTTCCAACCTCGCTGGCGCGTTCAACACGATGTACGCAGGCGGTGCTGAGAACTTCAGCGACCTCAACTCCGGTAGCAAGTTCACGGTTGAAGACTTCAAGCGTGCTAAGGTTGCCCTCTCCAACAGCGGCGTTCCCGAAGTTTATCCGGGTCTGCACGTTGCCGTTATTGACCACGCCATCTGTTCGCAGTTGGAAGCCGATCCGTACTTCCGCGAGTTGGTTATCCGTGGCTACAAGACTGACAAGGTGTTTGGCGGTGCTAAGGCCATCGACATCTACGGTCTTCGTTTCATTATCCAACACGATGCATACCGTTGTAACCTCCCCGGTGCTGGTGGCGCTCTTGCTACCCGTGCTGATTCTGGTGCGGTTCACGTTGCTCACGTGCTTGGTAAGAACTCGTTCGGCTATGTCGATCTGGGTGATGCACGCACTCGCTCCCGCCTCATGCGCGGTACGGGCTTCAAGGTGCAGGACATCACCAAGACTGGTGTCGAGTTGACCATTGGTTACAACATTCCGTTCAAAGCCGCCGTCATTGACGACGACTACGGTCTGAACATCGCTGGTACGACCGACTACGACCTCACCGTTTCGAGCTTCGCGTAAGCGGTAAACATAGGAGGTATACCAAATGAGTGACCTAGTAAAGAAGTCCAACAGCAAAGAGTTTAGCTATGCGCGTGTTGGCCCCGCTACCGACCAAGAGTTGGCAATTGTCATTCCGGGCAAGGCTGGCGTCCAGATTGTTGTCGATGCACTCGATGCAACTGGTGCCAATGCTGGTGCCGTAGTCAAGTTGGGCGCTTGCACAAGTGCGCTTGAGACTACCGTTGTTGGGGCGAAAGCCGCCGCCGCAACGGATCATATTCTCAGCGGAGATGATGATGGCTACATCAATGGCTACCAAATCACGGACAACGACTATGGCGTTTTCGTGACCACGGCCACCAACGCTCAGAACAGCACTGGTGCAGACACTAGCCTTCGGGTTGGCTTGATCTCCGGTGCCGCTGAAGATGCCGCCAACGACGAAGTTGACCTTACGGTTGCTGGTCTTGACGGTATCACCGGCATTGAGGGTGCGGTTGCCGCAGGTGCCAAGGCATGGGTTGTTCGGGCTGATCGTCTCACCACGCACACGGTTGGCTCGGCAACGATTGCCAAGGAAAACGTAATCGCAGGCGAAGTGGGTCAACCAGTCGTCTTGATTATGGATCCCGGTGGTGCCGCCGCCCATGATGTTAGCGTAAGCGGTCGCTACGTCTAAACCCCATTGCCCCGCAGGGAGTGTATTCTCCTTGCTCCTCTCCGCTTCCTGCGGGGCTTTTTTCCGAGGTGATTAGGTGCGCGTAAAAGAACTGCTTGACTTCGCGTTGGTTCAAACCGGCTCGGCACGGAAGAATGAGATTCCAACCGACCTACACGACCACGCTCTTGACGCTCTCAATCTTGCTTATCAGCAGGTTTGGGACGTTTTTCCTTGGGATAACAGCAAGATCATTGACGTTGAGGCTACGACCTCTGACGGACTGATTACGCTCCCGAGCTATGTGGACAACGTGCAGGCGGCACGGGTCACTAACCGTCCGATTTCGGCTGTTGGCATGATCCGCACCAACAACTTCAACCCAGAGGCTTTTGAGACAGCAGGGACATCATGCGAGTACCTATGGAAGCGAAACGATCCCGTCCTTACCCAACCGACGAGCGCAATCAACGTGCGCGTCGTCAGCACAAGCGCCAGCGACACCAGTGCAGTGGGCAGTGTGCGAATTGTGGGAACTGTCGGGGGCGTGGAGACTGTGGAGGACATTGCGCTAAACGGGACGAGCAACTCGGACGGAACGGCGAGCTTTACCGAAATCCGAAAGATCAGCAAGCCAGTGACCACGGGTCGCATCACGATCAAAGATACAAGCGATAACGAGCTAGGGATCGTTCAGCCATGGGAGACGATTCCCGAGTACCCGACGATCCAATTGGTGCCGCCGCCCGATACGGCCACCACAGTCAAATTTCAATGCCTGCGCAAGTTTGAGTGGTTGGTGGATGACAATGACGCCATCCAACCCAGTGAGATGGTCAAGCCCATCCTTCACTTCGTCATGGCATCGCTCTATGAGAGATTTGGGGAGATTCAACGAGCAACGAGAGAGCGCGAGCTAGGCGCAGACGCCCTCAAGGTGATGGAGCAAAACGAGGCGCAACACAATGACAAGGACTTCAGTGCCGCCCCTGCTTACGGCATGTTTGCTGGCGTTGGTGAGTATTACTACAACATGGAATCATGGCCGTACTACAAGACCCGATAAAGTGAGAACGACCGAGGCACAATCAGATTTTACCGGCGGGATGAATGACCGCCTAGCGCCCGAGAGGCTTGCCCCCAACCAGTTTGCATCGGGGAAGAACATTGAGACGCGCTACGGTGGCGTGCGTTCGCGCCGTGGTAGCTGGCGGGTAGAGGAGCCATTGCTGGATGATGCAGGCGATGACGTGACTATAACCGGAAGCATGGTGTTTCGTAGCCCAGGTGTTGGTTCTTCTGATACCGTCGTCTATTCCGCACACTTTCCCGACCAAGATTTCACTAGCATATATCGGACTTCATTCCCATTGCGCGAAATAAGGGAGAGGATCCCCACGCCATACCCAATGGAAGGAAAGATTTCGATTAGGTTTGTGCAGGCGTATGGCTACCTGTATGCTTTTCCGGATAATGGGGATCCAATTCGGTGGGATGGTGAGGTTGGCTCAGAGTTTGAGTACGTCCCGAATGGGACTAGCGGGGCAATACCGCAAGCACGCGACGGGGTTTATGCCTTTAACCGTCTTTGGCTCATTGAGGGTGATGACACAATTATAGCCAGCGATCTTCTTAGTGCCAACTGGGATCGTATCAATAATGAGTTTCGCGTGGAGCAGGGAGATGGCGAAAAACTTGTTGCGCTTCGCCCATTCAGCAACGGCAACCTCATTGCCTTCAAGGAGCGCGGAATTGCGGTCATCACTGGGGCTAATAACTTCACTACCACGTCTGATATGACCATGCAGTTTATTGATGATCGCGTTGGTTGCGTTTCACCCGATACAGCCGTGGCCGTTGGCAAGGATATTTTCTTTCTTGGCCGCGAGGGTGTGTGGACGATCCAGCAGACAAGCGAGCAAAATGCGCAATTGGTTGAATTGCCACTCAGCGAGCCTATTTGGGGGTTGATACAGGAGATCAATTGGCAGTACTCGGAGAACTTCTCCGCTGTAAACCACGACAATTACTATATATGCGCAGTTAGCGTGGGTGGTAGCGAGTATCCGAACCG